ACTGGGATAAAGAATTTGATAAGTGGAATTTAGACAAATGTAATCTTACAGTAGAATGCTTTGCTTCTTTAAAGAAGTATAGAGATACTGATTGGGATGTTATTATTATAGATGAAGCTCATCATATAGGATCAGATCTTAGAATGGATATAATATCTACTGTTAAAGCTGATTATATGATTCTTTTATCTGCTACTATGCCTAATGATACTATTTTCTATTTAACTCAAGTATTTGGAGAATTCTATCAGTATAACATTACATTAAATGATGCTATTAAAGCTGGTATTCTTCCTACTCCTAAGATAATGTTAGTACCTTTAACATTAGATAGAACAAATTATAATTGTACTATCATAGAAGAATGGGGAACTAAAAAGCTAAGAAAGACTATTAAATGTAATTATCCTGATAGATGGAAGTACTTAAGAAATAAAAGTAATTATCCTAATGTTAAGTTAGAGATAACTTGTACAGAACAACAAAAATATGATTATTACTCAGATAGATTTGAATTCTATAAGAATTCTTATATGAGGAATAGATCTATTATAATGAAGAATAAATGGTTACAAACAGGTTCTCAAAGAAAGATATTTCTTGGAGAATTAAAAACAAATATAGTTCGTAATTTTCTTAAAAAAGTAATCAATAAGAGATTCATTTGTTTCTGTACTAGTATTAATCAAGCTGAATCATTAGATAAAAATCACAGTATTCACTCTAAGAAGAAGAACTCTCTTGAAATCATTGACAAATTTAACAATAAATCAATAAGTAATCTTTTTGCTGTCAATATGATTCAAGAAGGTCAGAATCTTGAAGATATAGAAGTAGGTATTATTGTACAATTAGATGGTCAAGAAAGAGCTTTTATTCAAAAGTTTGGTAGAACTCTTAGAGCAGATAGTCCAGTACAATACATATTTTACTATAAGAATACTAGAGATGAAGAGTATTTAGAGAATATATTAGAAGGTATAGATAGTAACTATATTCAAGAGATAAATTTAAACAAATATTAGTATGAAATATTCTATTGATGAACAAATATGTGCTAAATATGGTTTAGATTTGCCTAGTATAGCTGCTATTATGATTGTCAAATCTGGTGTAGATATGGCAGAACTTATTGAAGATCTTGTAGATAAAGAAATATTTATAAGAAATTCTGATGGGTCTCTTATATTAACACCCAGATGGGATGATGACTTTAACTCTGTATTACTAGAATCTGATAAGACTGTACCTAAAGTAGATAGAGTAACTGCTTTAGCAGAAGTCTTAATGGGATTATTTCCTTCTGGTAAGAAAGAAGGTACTAATGTTTATTGGAAAGGAAATAAAAAGGATACTATTCTTAAGTTACAAAAATTCTTTAAGTTATATGGGAATAGCTATACTGATGAACAGATTATAGAAGCTACTAAGAGATATGTAGAATCTTTTAATGGTAACTATAGTTATATGAGAGTACTGAAATACTTTATTCTTAAGTCTGAAATTAAACTTAATGAAGAAGGAAAAGGTATTGTTGAACAAGTATCAGATTTAGCTTCTTATATAGAGAATGAAGGACAAGATAGTACTACTAATAATAATTGGGAGGTAGAATTGAAATGAGTCTTACAGATAGTGTAATACAGCAGATTAAAGAACGAAAACTAAGACTGGAGAAAGGAGAAGTGAATAGTATTCCTTCTCCTTTTCAAAGGTTTAGTAATGATTTTATAGGTATAGAACAGAGTACTTATTACTTAATTACTTCATTTACTAAGGGTGGTAAATCTCAATTTACTTCTTATATATTTATCTTTAAAGCTTTATTGTGGGCATATTATAGTAAGTCAAATACTAAATTGACTATACTTTATTTTCCTTTAGAGGAAACTAAAGAGAGAATTATGCAAAGATTTATGAGTTTCTTACTTTGTGAATTTACTAATGGTGAATATGTTATATCACCATCACAATTGAGAAGCTCTAAGAATGATTCTCCTTGTCCTAAAGAGGTTATAGATTTGTTAGAGAATGATGAAATTCAAGATATATTAAGATATTTTGAATCTAATGTTATATTCTTTAATGAAGATAATCCTACAGGTATATATAAAGTATGTAGGCAATATGCTGAAGATAATGGTAAAGTTCATTATAAGAAAGGTAAATATAGAGATGAGTTAGGACAACTTCAAGAAACAGATGTTTTTGATTATTATGAACCTAATAATCCTAATGAGTATAAATTAATAGTTATAGATACTATTAATATTATTAATACAGAAAGAGGATTAACATTAAAGCAATCTATAGATAAATTATCAGAGTATCTATCTAAGTATCTTAGAAATAGATATGGGTTTTCTCCTGTTGTTATTCAACAGCAGAATACTGATAGTGAAAATAATGAAGCTGTTAAAATGGGTAGAGTTAGACCTACTATCGCAGGATTAGCAGATTCAAAGTACACAGCTAGAGATTGTAATGTAGCTTTAGGTTTATTTAGTCCTTTTAGATTTGGTTTAAAAGAATATTTAGGGTATGATATAACTAAATTTAAAGACTCTATAAGATTTCTTGAAGTATTGGTTAATAGAGATTCTACAATGGGTGGAATAGTAGCATTACATTTTAATGGTGCTGTATCTCACTTTAATGAATTACCTTTACCTAATGATGAAAAAGAATTAAGGAGAGTATATGAAGGTTTAAAACCTAAAGATAAATCAAAATTGTTTTTACTAATAAGTAAGTTTATAAAATAATGGCAAATATTTGTATGATTTTAGGTAAAAGTGGTACTGGTAAGTCTACTAGTATTAAAACTTTAGATCCTAAAGAAACTGTAGTACTTAATGTACTTAGAAAGAGATTACCTTTTAAAGGTAGTGCTAGCATCTATAATAGAGAGAGTAAGAATCTCTTTAATGTAGATGAATATACTGAAGTTATTAATATGCTTAATTCTATTGATGAGAAAGCAAAGCATGTTAAGAATATTATTATTGAAGATATGACTTACATTATGCGTAAGGAGTACTTTAAGAGAGCTAAGGAGAATGGCTATACTAAGTATACTGAGTTAGCACAACATTTTCAGCAGATTATTAGTACTTGTGAGAATATGAGAGAAGATGTTAATGTTTTCTTTATTCTTCATAGTGAAGATGTACAATCTGATAAAGTAAATGTAGGTTATAAAGTTAGTACTATTGGTGCTCTTATAGATAATCAATATAATCCAGTAGAAGTAGTTCCTATGGTATTATATTCTGCAGTGAAATATGATGGTAAAGGTAATGCTTCTTATGGGTTCTATACTCATAGATGTATGGAAGGTACTGTAGAAATTCCTGCTAAATCTCCTGATGGAATGTTTGAAGAGGATTTCATTCCTAATGATTTAGGAGCAGTAGTAAAGGCAATGACTGAGTATTATGGATAAAAAGAAGTTGTTAGATATTCTTAATAAAGATATAACTCATAAAGATGCTGAAATAATAATCTATGATTATTGTATTGAAAATGATAAGGATGAATCTGAAACAGATAAGTTTATATTACTTTTAAAGATGACTCCTTTTATGAATGCATGTTTTAGTACTGCTCTAGATTATTATAAAAGAAAATTTAATATAACATCAGTTATAGATACAAACAATAACACATTAAAAAGCTATTAAAAATGATTGAATTAAACAGATTACAGCTTGCTGCTATTAAGAGAGCAGCTAAGAATGTTCAGCCTTTGAGAAATAAGAAGGCTAGACTTATGCAGAGAGTAGAAGCTTTGCAGAATGAGATTGAAGGTATTGATGCTACTATTGAAGCTTGGGAAGCTCCAGTTAGAACTATGACAGGTGGTTATAGTAGTGAAGAGATTCTTAGAGAGAATACTCCTGAGAATGAAAATGATGTTAATGACATCGAAGTTGAAGATAATGTACCTATGGAAGTAACAGAGTAATAATATGAAAAATAAAGTATTTATGGCATTTGGTAAGGCAATCGCATCTAGCGAAGAATTTGTAGCAAAAAGATATATTGGTGTAGCTCCTGTTTATGTAGTAGCAGTTAATCCTACTAAGAAGGAGATGGAGAGTATTTATAATACTACTATTGAAGATGAGCCTAATTATTTGGGTCAAGCAGAAGATAAAGATGGTAATAAAGTTGATAATGTAAGAATTGACTTTATTGTTAAGACTGATGCAAATAAGGTAGGTGAGGAAGTTATTTCTAAGCTCACTTTGTTCTTGCAGAAGGGCTATCGTTATAATAATGATAAGACTAAGGTTCAAATTATTGATAAGTATGGCAGAACTGCTTGGGTAACTACTGAGCAAGCTAAGAATCATGAGATTCCTATGTATTCTAATGGTCCTGCTAATATTGATAAGGATTATAGACCTTGTATTGTAGGTGAAGAGGCTCTTATTAATGTTTTGAAAACTTATTTGGGTATTCAGAATGTTATGAAGTATGTTAATGGTACTTGGGAGATGAAGGAAAATCCTGAGGACTATGAAGCTAAGCTTGAGCATATTCAGGATTACTTTAAGGGTGACTTCAGTGAGTTGAAGAGCCTTGTAGCTCTTATGCCTGAGAATAAGATTAAGGTTATGTTTGGTGTAAGAACTGCTAATGACGGTAAGCAGTATCAAACTGTTTATAGTAATATGGTTCTTCCTAATAGAACTACTGATTATAGTAGATTGGATGCTGATCTTCAGGAGAGAAAGAACAATGGTGCCTTTGCTACAACAGAATTTAACGTATGTGATTTCAAGGAGTTCACTGTAGAGGCTACTAATTTTGAAGAGAAGAAGAAGCCTAGTGAAGATCCTTTTGGTGATTGGGAATAATTAGTATGGCATTTGGTCTAACTAAACCATCAATAAGTCTTGAAGATATTCTAGATAAAACAACTGAAGCTAATATATGTGCCTATTATTTAGGTATAGATGAATTTCCTTGTTTAATTAAATCTCCTTTAAGAGTAGATAATAATCCTTCATTTAGTCTTTACATTAAAGATAATAAAGTATATTATTATGATTTTGGTAATCATGATAAAGGAGGACTATTTGATTTGCTGGAGAAACTTTGGAATAAAGATTTTTATGATTGTCTAATAACTATAAATAATGATATTAAAAGTATAACTAATAAAGTTGTTAATTATTGTAATTGTGTTGCTAAGGATGTTAGACATTATAAAAGTAACGTTACTCTTAAAGTTAAAATTAGAGAATGGAAAGATTATGATATTAAATATTGGCAATCATATGGAATAAGTCTAAAATGGCTTGAATATGCTGAAGTATATCCTATATCTCATAAATTTATTATTAAAGATAAT